TCTAAACCTGGCTCGCTTCACGATTCAGGAATAAAACAAAGCCGAGAGCCGACATCCGCAGACGTAAGCGAGGGGGCGTAATACGTAAGCGCACAACCGAAGCCCGCAGGATCGCCATAATGCGTAGTACCGCCGAAAAGGATACCCCTAAGAGCGTTAGATCCTATATTGTTATAGAAGTAATCACACCAATAGGTAGTAGATCCACCTCCGACTACAGAAGCAATCAAATCGCCAAATTCACCGAAAATCATTTCTTTTGCATAACCTTCTGCACGTGCAGCCAATCCTCTAAGCGTATAGCCTGTGTAGTTACTATCGTTGTATTTAGAAGGATCATCGCAAACATACACTTTAGAAGTTCCTCCGTCTGAATTGGTTTTCACTTCTATATTTACTCCATCCGTCCATTTCCAGACGTGCCCGAAGGGATTTTCAATACCACGATAGCGAGGTACGGTAAATACTTTGCTGTTTTCTCCTTCTGCTTTCTCTAAAGTGTAAGCTACTTCACCAGAAGCATTTCCCAATTCATCACTCGTACCGCAAGGAATAATAGGATAATAACCACTAAAATTGTTCCACTTTGTACCATCCCATGTAGTTACACCATTACCCAAACCACCCTGAGCATACCCGTTGCTATCTTTCTGGGCATTGAAAGCCAACTGGCAGTTAAGGTTTCCATACTCTATGTAATAGAGCCATGCCAAAGTGATATAAGCGTTATAGTCCATGCAGTTCCATTGCGTACCAGCCCCCCTTTTACGAGCAGCAGCACGAAAGTTTGTTCTACTCGTAGATGTAGCTGGCTTGCCTAATTGGGATTTAGGCAAAGCATCCCAATCTGCTTGGTTGTTACCACCTCTGTAATCAGCCGAAGTATTTACTACAGAAGCCAGTTTACCAGTGCTACGTTGGATTGTTGCCTCATAAGCCGAGATATAGCATTTCTTTACGAAATGATAACCAGGTATCGGGTATTCACTGATTCGTACACCTCTTTTGTTTCCATTGGTATAAAATCTTCTCCAGTGAGCAGGGATTTCCACCATAACCATACCATTGGAACCATCCCTTTTATGCGCTTTCCAGTTGGTAGGGTTTAGGTATTCAATAACCTTGCCTTCATCTGATAGCAAACACCCTTTCATCTTGCTTTGAATTGGCAATGTTTTATGCAGTGTCATATTGCCAGTACGGGTAAGAACCGAAGAAGATACTGTTACATCTAATTCTACGCCATAACTACATTGATCCTCTGCATAAGGTAGCATAGCAGCCAGACCAGCTTGTTTGCTTTCTCCGCTTTTATCCAACACCTCAGTTGTGAGGTCGAAAGGGTTACTGCTGTCTGCTACTGGTAATTCATTTAATCTTTTGCCATTGTCGTAAGCTGTAATAATCTTTTTTACTTTAGCTTCCTCTTCTGCTGTAAGTGCCATATTTTTTATAGTGTTAAGAAGTTAAACAATAAAATTTACTAAGTTAATATGATACCACCAGAGCCGGATAAACGCATACCCTTACCAGAAGTAAACCTTATTCCTGGCTCCTGTACTTCAATCTGTATAGTTTGATAAATACCCGTATTTTCCGTTGGGATAACGTGAATTTTACTCATTCCTACACCGTTAATCATAAATACGCCATCAGGAGTGATAGACACCGCCCGATCATCACCGAGAAACAATACATTCCTACCAGTATCTACGGGAAGTAATTCTACCTCAACTTTGAAAGGCTGGGTATTCCTGTAAGTAACTTTTTTCGGGTAGTTTAGCTTCATGGAAGTAGGGATCAGCTTGTATTTTGAGATTAGCGATTCTTCCAGTTCCTCCAGCCTTGCGATAACTACCCTTGCATCGCCAGTAGCTTCATTTGCATTATTTTTAGCAGTATTGGCTTCTTCCGCTTTTTCGTGAGCTTCATTAGCTTTTGCGTTGGCATTGTTGGTAGCCTCTACTGCCTTACCTGCTGCGCTATCGGCTGCTGTAGCTTTTTCATTAGCCAGTTTAGCAGCGTCCTCAGCCTTTTTAGCTGCTGCTGTAGCCGTTGTTCCACGAGCTATACATTTCCACCATGTAGTTTCGGTTAAAGCGTGTCCTTTGTTCCCGTCCTTGATACAGAGATAGCAACTATCATCCGTAGTAATGAAATCAAATGTATTATATGTGGTAGCTGCTGAATAAGTTCCCTTATCCACGAAAGCAACCTTCCCTAATCTTATATTTCCTTCTGCCATATCACTTGGGGTTAAAAATTAAAAATCCTTCATTGTCAATATCAAACATATCAGCAGCTATATCATCCTGGTAATACATGATTAGTTCCATTGTATCGGGATCAATCGTAAAAGTAGGATAGAGAATACCGCCTTTTGCCAAAATCCCGGTATCTACATACTTCTTTTGCGTTTCATCCCATTTCCACCAGTTGCCATTATCACCCATTTTGGGGGGATTATCCGCTTGTTCTTTTGCCCTATTCGCCTGAGTATTTGCACTGTTAGCTGCTGTTTCTGCCTTTTGTGCTTTCTCATTCGCATTTGTAGCTGCTTTGTTAGCATTGGCTGTAGCACTTTCAGTTGCACTTTTTATTTCTTCCAATCCTTTTCGTGCATTATCCGCATTGGTAGCTGCTGTATTCGCTTTTTGAGTAGCTGAGTTTGCGTTGGAAGTAGCAGTTTTAGCCTGTTGGGTAGCTTCATTAGCATTACTGGTAGCCGTTTTCGCTGCCTCAGTAGCTTTATTTGCATTTGAGGTTGCAGTGTTGGCACTTGAAGCAGCATTGTTAGCAGACTTGGCAGCTTCATTTGCACTGTTGGTCGCTTTTACAGCGTTCTCGTATGCCGTTTGAATGTATTCCAAACTTACTTTCACGCTGGTTTGTACCCCATTGATTAATTTAACTCCAATAGTGTACAATCCTTTCAGGTTATCCGAAAGTGTCAGCTCGCTTATTTTCTTCTTTTTAATAGCCATAGCTTTTCAAATCTATATAAAACTCACCATCTTCTGTAACTATCAATTCTCCAGCCTCAGAAGCAAGTAAATATTCATCCTCTCCAACTCTAAAGACAGTGAATACCAACGTTAAGGTAAAAGCACACCAAACTTGATCGTCAGGAGAAAACAGACTTACTTTTGAGCTTTTGTAGTAACATGGGTATTCCTCGTAAGTGCTTTCAACGAACAAGGATCTTTCAGCCGTTTGTACCTTCACGCCTTCGCCTTCGTCTATTTCCACAACCTTTATCAGATCGTGAAGGAAAGCATTGTAATTTCTCCAGAACTCCGTTAGATTCTTAGCGATTAAGCAACAATTCAAGGCAACTTCTTTATGTTGGTACACTACTTGTTTGCCATCATAAATAGCCCCATTTTGGGTAGAAAGGTTACGTAACATATTTTTCTTCACTGCTGGAGCTTTAAGTATTTGTGCCTCGCTTCCTTCCAATACACGAATACCGTAAACGGAGAAATCTATCCCGTCTATTTCATACCCCTGCGTAGGTATATTGGTTGTCGATAAAGGAGCCGTATATTTATAATCTCTCAAAGGGAAATCATCTGCGAATTTTAACGAGAAACTTTTAGCACCGATATACAGAGCTACATTTACCTCTGAAACCAATCGGAGTTTACAATTATATCCGATTCTTTTAAACTCAAAGGTATGGTAAGCTCCATCGGACAACAGAGAAATGAAATCTCCAGTCTGATACATACCTACTGCGTTGAACTTTATTTCAAGTTCTTTAGTATCAAGTTTAGGATCCGACAAATCCACTTCGATACCGTCATACTCAGCCCAATCATTAGAAACTTCTGGTGCTTTTAATGCCGGGAAAGCAACAACTTCGTTATGCCCACCCTCAGCAATAAAAACCCCGAACCGAGTAAAAGCGTCCGTACCGTCTATGTATAAGTTATTTTTCATTTCCTCATTATTACACCTTTATCGTTCATGTTACCTATGCTTTCTTTCATTTCCTTTATATTGGAATTCATATTCCCAATGGTAGAATTAATGCTTTCAAGTTTCTTGCAATAAGATGTGTTATCTTTTATGCCACTTAATAAATCAAGGATATGCGCACTATCTTTTATAAGAGATTTTATGCCTTCATTAATAGAGTAGGTATGTCCCTGAATGGCAGTAGCACGCCCGTTCAATTCATTTACGCTATCTTGGCTTGCAGCCGTTATTCCTTTAGTGGATGGTTTACGTGAATCATCATCGCCTTTTTTTAAATCTATTCCAGCATCCTTGAAATAGCCATTAACTGTATTAAGAATATTTTCAAGAGTTGGAATATTCGTTTCGTATCTACCAATTAAATCCTTAGTCGCATCCGCTACCTGTTTCATAAGGCTTTGCTCATCAATTTCTCCTTTTGAATATCGTTCGTACAACGTTGCTATCTGTTCATCAAATTTATCAACGACTTTACTAAGTACAATAGAGCGCAACATATCAGACACAATATTTCGGAATGTGTCAGAAGCATATTCTTTAAAACTGTCCAAAGCGTCTTTGCCATTATCCAACCAATCCCAAAGGCTATCCACGAAATTATCAACCAAAGGCTGGTATAACGAACTTACATATTCATGTAGCTGTTCTAAATATTCATCATATTTTTCTCGAAGTTCGATCAGAGCTTCAAGAGTTTCTTTTGTTTGCCCAACAAGTTTATCACCGTAGTTGTCGATAAGTGATTGCGCAAGCTCCTTGTTAATCAATCCTTCATCATCAAACAGTTCACCTAAGCCCTGATTTCTTGCCCATGTTACCAGATCTTCTGTTTTCTGAGAGTGCCCACCTATACCAGAACCAAGAAAACCTTTACTTCTCTTTCTTGTTTCAATACGCAAGTTATTGATTGCTGCTGTCTGACCTTTTTCATAATCTCCCTGCCCCCAAATATCTCTCCATTCATCCCACCATGACAAAGCGGACAAATTGCCCATTACCCAGTTAAAAGCACCAGTAAGCCAACCACCACCACCTTTATTTTGGTAGATAGCTTGTGCTTCTGACGCTTTGTCTATATAAGCCTTGTAAACTTCATCATGTACTTTTCTAAAATCACGTAATTGTCGTAAATTATCTTCTGAGAACCAATTTTTTTCAGCCTGATTAGCTTCCAATGCAGCGATACGGTATTCATTTATTGCATCGGTTAAAGCATTTATTTCCTTTAATTTTTCAGCATATTCTTCATACTGTTTAAAAGTCTTGTTATTGCCAAGTTCACTTATTTTCTGCAATAGTGAAACTGCAATAGAAATTATATTAAGAATAACAGACGCTTTTTCTATTGCTTGAATAGATGCACTGGCTGTTTTGGAAACATTACTCATTCCTGTCATACAAGTAGAAGCGAAAGAGGTAATATCTCCCATTAGAGAAATGATCTCTCCTGTAGTTCCCCCTATACTTCCACCGATGGATTGTATAGAAGAAGCAAGGGTTTCTACTGTCTTTGCTGCTGTATTTTCAGCCTTTACAAAGCTGTTATTTGCCTTGGTTGCCTTGTCCTTTGCTGCGTTATAGCGTTTAAGAGCCTCTTCTGCACTTAGATAAATAAGCTCTATTTTATTGGTTTTGTCATTAAAACGGGAACTACTAACGATTTTCCCCCCTTTGTTCACCAGGTTAAAAATACGCTCGGCTTCTGCCAGTTCTCTTTCGGCTGCGATAAGTTCTTGTTTCTTTTCAACAAGCATTTTAAACGGATTACGTTGCTCCAACTCATCCATTATACTTTGAATCGTGGATGTGTATTCCCGTAAATCTTCCGGGTTGAGTACCGTAGCTGCTGTAACTTTGGCTTGTTCAAGCTGTCGCAAAAGGTCTGTAAGGGTATTGGTAGATGTATTGCGTAAATCTTCAAAGGCACGTATATATTCGGGCGACTGCTTCAAAATGTCGAAATCGTGTTTCATTAACGCTTTCCCTTTTTCTGCAATGGCTTTGCTTATACTACGTGATAAGGCTTCTGCTGTAGAATCATCTCCTTTTTTTATGGATTCCTCACGCTGCTTTCGCAATGTAGCAATATCCTCATTGAATTTCTTTTCTATAGCAATACGTGTGTCTGTATAAGATTGATACAGTTCAACCATCCCCTTTGTAAAGGCTCTTGTTTCATTATCCTGCTTTATATTCAGCTCAGAAAATAATAGATTGTATTTATTTAGTTCCGACTGGGGAATATCTACTTTGGCAGAATTAAAAGATTTTCCCTTGTTAGCTGGATTGGCTTCAAATTTTTCACGTTCATTTTCAATAATGCTTTGAATATAATCCTCCTTTTCACGTTGTAACTGCAATTTCTCTTTCTTATGGTTAAGCTCCATTTGGGCAATAGTTCTTGCCGATCCTTCTTGCATTGCGTCAATACGGGATTGCTCTACCTTTAGTTGCAGATATTCTTGCATACGTGATTGTTCTACAGCTTGTTTATCCATAAGCAATTTGTATTTTTCATTCTGCTTACGAATACTATCTTCCTGTTTTTCTTTCTTGGAAGAAGAGGAATATACTTCCAGCTCGTTTTCTGCTTCTTTTAAAAGTTTTATCTGTTTCTTATAATTAGCTACAATTTCAGCGTCAATACCTTCAAATTTTCCAGCGTCTAACAGCCTTTTTTGCGTTGAATTGATAGCCTCTAATGCCTCAGTTGCTTCTTTTTTCTGTTTTTCCCAATATTTTTTGTTTTGAGATTCTGCTTTTTGGGGAGTGCTTAGTTTGACCCTTGCGCTCTTCACAGATTCTATTAACGCTTTAATTTGTTTGACATCATAAACCGCTTCATCAGAAAGTGTACCTTGAATATCAATAGGAAGTTTCATCTTTATCGTACCATTCTCACCCTTACCAGATATTCTTTTTTCCAAAACGGACATATACAAATCAAGTTGTTTGGTATCCACATCTTTTAAGGTAGATATGAATTGCTCGGAAATACCCTTGCCTTTTTCTTGAAGCAAAACATCACGATCTGCACGCAATTCCTTTAGTTTCTTTACATATCCATCAACTCCCTGCTGACCAGAAAGAGATTTCAGAAGATTTTCGTAATATGTTATCTCTTTTTCAATTTCAGAAAGTTCATTGGCTTGTTTTTCTACAGCACGTTTTGAATCTTCTTCTGCGATTTGCTGTTTGAGTTTGAGTATATCAGCCAGTTTGATACTTTCAATATCATACTGTTTAAATATTTTAGGATATTCCTTTCTCAGTTCGGAAAGACTATGCCCTCGTTGCAAATCTGATAAAGCTATATTACGAGAACTTTCTACGAGCTGGTCTATTTTTCGTTTATGCTCTTCTTCCTCCTCCTTAGCTTCTTTTTGCTTTTTATTAAATCTGTCCTGTGCTTTTTCTGCTTCTGTAATACCATCGTGAAAATTCCACATAGCAGTAGCTATACCTGCAACAGCGACAGCAACAGCAACGTAAGGATTTGCCATTATCGTTCTATTTAGAAGTAATTGTGCTTTTTGGGTAGCGACCAGCCAACCGTAGTGTATTACTTCCTTTGCTGTTAAAGCAGCTATTCCAGAAGCCTGTAATGATTGTAAGGCAGAAATAGTTATAATTGCAGCCTTATAAGTTCCATACATGAGGACAAGATCACCTATAACTTTACCTATTTCCTCATAGTTCTCTATAGCGGAGATACCTGTTTCCAGTATTGAGTTGATTATACCTTCATTCGCTTGTCCGATTTCATTAAACATAACAGATATAGCATCTTCCATATTGGAGATCTTACCTGTAATAGTATTACTTTGTTCTTCCATCAAGTTGTAGAACATACCGCCAGAATTTGTAAGGTTTTCTATAACCTTCTGAACTTCGGGGAATCCTACTTTTCCTTCGGAAACCAAAGCCTTAACTTCATTTTCTGCTACGCCCAACTCTTTAGCTAATTCACGAATCATCGGAATACCTCTACCCGTAAATTGGTTAAGATCCTCAGCATATAGCCTGCCTTGTGTCATAGTTGTACCGTATAACCAGGCTATATCTTGTAATGGAATAGATAAGCCAGCAGCGATATTTCCTAACCGTACCAAAGTGTCATTCACTTTGTCAGCAGCTATACCATAAGCAAGTAATTGTTTTGCGCTACTTGACACACCAACGAGATCAAACGGAGTTTTAGCAGCAGTATTAACAAGCTGTGTCATTAAAGCATCAGCTTTAGCCTTACTGCCCAACATTGTATTGAAGGCAACTTCTAACTGTTGGTATTCGCCTCTTACCTGAGCTATCTTCTGAGCATATCCCAACGCTTGTTGAGCCGTGAAAAATCCAGTTGCAGCAACCGTTATTTTACGGAAAATATTGTCTATCCTGCTACCTTCCTTTTCGGCTGTGTTGCCTATGCTTCGGAAAAGAGAGTTAGATTTCGCCACATCGCTTTCAAATTTGGCGTTATCCAATCCTAAAGCCCACCATGTTGTACCTTCGTTGTTATTCATCTTCGTTTACGTCAAATATTGCGTTATTTACTGCATCCTGATTATTGGGATCATCACCATTTAGAATAATGCCAGTATCTTTTTTACCATCCTTCTTTGCTGAGAAAGAAGGCAGAACCGCATTATACAGACGAACATTCGCAAAACTCATTTTGTATAGGATATAATCAAAAGTCAGATTATAAGCCTTTGCCATTCCTGCTACTACCGCCCAGATGCTATCGTTTCCTTCGGATCCGCTTCCCCTGCTTTTGTCGGTTTGAGAAGGTTTATCTCTATCAGGGAAGCGGTAAGCCCGAAAAAATCTCCTATCTCCATCCTGTTTATGATTTTTAGGGTAAGAGCGTTCACTTTACTTGGTGAAAGTTGTTTCAAGATCTTATCGGATAAAACAGACCTGTTGTCAATCGTAACCTTTTTGCGTGTGCGTACCAAACCGAATAAAGACTTTTGAACTACGGTTGCTTCTGTTATTATATTCTCAGCTCCTAAAATGAGAGTAGCTACAATATCGCCTAAAACCTTACAATCTTTCGCAATACGGAGCGATTCAAATGTAACCAGGCTTTTATCTAACTCTACTTTAGGAAGCTGAGAAATAAGTTCAGAGGCAAGGATAAGAGTAGCAATAGAAGGAGGTGCAACCTCGTATGTTTCTTGTCCTATCTGTATAGAATACGGCTTTTGTAAGATCGTATCAGACACAAGCCCTTCTATGTTGTCTTTTTCCTTGTTCATAGTTCAATTAACCTACATCTAATGAATCTGTTTTTTTATACTTCTCAATCATTTTACCCGTCTTGGGCTTCAATGAGCTAAAGATGTATTTTAGCATTTTACCCTTTGCGGACGACCATTCTTCCTCAACCTCAACAGAGCATTTACGCATGATAAAGCCTTCCAGCGTATCATCTTCTGGAGTAAGGCGTACTGCATATTCATCTTTTACAACTCCGTCCTCTTCTGGAATAGGATCCTCTGTACCAGAAGGAATAAATACACTCATAGCAAGCGACTTATAAGATTTTTGCATTTTTCGAGCGACCAGCTCGTGCCCTTCTCCGTACAATTCTTGCGCACTCCCTTTTACGGTTGTAAGAAGAACTGTATTTTCTTCGGCTGTGGGCATTGCCTTGAAACTGGAAGGAGCTGCATCTTCAGCACCAGTTAGCCCAAATTCGACCAGGGGTTTACCCCATGTAATACCACTATTTGCCATAACTTAAAATGTTTTTAGTTCAAAATTGATCTTTACGTTTACAAAGTGCATAGCTACCTTTTCTGCTTTGTAGCTTTTAATTGTTGCACCTAAAGAAAATCTGTAATCAGTAGGTTTTAAGGATCTAACAACCTCATCGGCTTTGCGTGCCAGATAACGACATCTGCCAACATCTTTAACCAATACCTTACTGCCATTGTCTTTGTCGGGAACATAAATATTTACCGTTACGGAGCCAGTTTGAAACTGCCCATCCAAACCAGTAAGAAACGATACAATTATATCCTCTTCCATAGGGTTTAGATCTCGTGTTCCTTCACGATAAACGTTACCTTTTATTTCCTTTGCAAGTTGGCTGTTTGTGATAATGTTGAAAACGTCCAGCTCTATTTCATCACCTGTCTTATTCATTTCATTTCAAAGCCTAATTGTTTCATAATCTGAGGTACAAGTTTGTTAGCCAGCAGTTCGGAAGAAGTAAGGACATTATAATTACGGGCTTCTACATAAGCTGCGTAACTCATTCCAGTAGATACAATCAAGACAATACCGTTTTGATAGTTCTTTTTCAAGCTATCCAAATGCTTCTTTCCGCTTTGCCCACCTTTTGTGTTGGCAAAAGCACTTTCTTCCATAACTTCACCATTAAAAAGTACGGCATAACCGATAGAGTTTCTAAGGTTTCCCGTCCTGTCTGTATAGTTACCGTTTAAACGGGCTTCTTTCAGACACGCTTCACCGACATAGATAAAAGCCTTAACAGCTCTACCAATAACGGCTTTCTTGGTATCATCAAGAAAGTTGCTAAAAGCACTATCCGGCGTTTTCTTCGTGAATCCCATTAAACCGTAATCTTTACTCTTCCTGAGCGATCGACAAACTCAATATCCTGTACTTCAAACTCACCCAAAAACTGTGTTCTATCATTGGTAAGTTTTACCGTATCAGCTTGAAAATCCCTACTTTCAATTAGGATCTCATAGCTTTTATCAGTAAACTTACCTTGTTGATAGATTGTGTTGCTATGCTTTACCGTTTTGTACAGACACCGTATAGGCTCACTCCACGATACGGTAGAGATAATCGGCTCACCATTGCCATCCAAACCGCCACCAGATAAAACCTTATACTGTATTGTTCCGTTGTATTGCATAACTTACCATTGGTTAGAACCGTCTGATACAGAAGATTCTTCGACAAAATCAGAGCTATCTATATTGTACTCCCTACAAATAGCGGAGATACTTTTATTAATACGATCCGCATCCCACCCGTCAGAAATTCCACTTTCCGAATGGCTGTTTTCAGTCATTCCCTTAACGACACTGATAGCAGCCTTCACCAGTTCAACATCTTTGGGGATGAAGTTTTTAGAAGGATCTATACCATTATCCAAAAGGGTAAATTCAAGTACATTCTGATCCGGGTAGAAGCCGGAACATATTTTAGTGCATAAAGCACGGATAGCGTCTAAATTCGTCATAGGTTACTCTTTACATAAGATTTCAGAAAGAGCCTTGTTTTGCTCTTCTGTAAGTTCACCGAGTTTGTTGGTGATTGCTTGAACGCCAGCATTTTTATTGATTGAAACGCCAATCTCAGCCAAAGCACCTTTTACAGCACCGATTTCAAACTCTTTATCAAAAAGGCTAATTTTTTCGGGTTTATTTTCTTCTTTGTTAGCCTCCTTGATAGCAGAAATACTGCAAATTCCTCGTGAAACAAGATTATTTACACGATCCAAATCGCTTGTTGATAGAGTTTCACCGACTTGGTAAATTTTCTCCTTGTTGTCCTTATCTTGGAACTTCTTTAATACTTTTAATGTTACCATATTGCATCGTTTTTAGCCGACCAAAGAAGCTGCTGCTGCCTTCTGATCGAATTGTTCTTTCGTATAAAAAGTTACTCCCTCTACTGCTTCTTCCGGCTCTTCAAAGCCTCTAACTTGCAAGCAGACAATACCGTTAATTTCAGTGATAACCGGGATCAAACGGGCAGATCCTTGTGTATATTCACCAGCCTTTTGCCCTGTAGATTCACCAGTACGCCATTTGGCTATACGAATACCGTTACCAGCATTCATGTAATCTACATTGTCCTCTTCAAACAGCTCGTTATCTTCAATAGAAGGCTGGATAAAGCCAATCTTTCCAGCAGGTTTAAATACAATCATATTGTGATTCCAGGGATCTAACGGCTCACGTTCTCCGTCCTTTTCAATACCCACAAGACGGGTGATCTCACGAACTTTAGGCAGACCGTTATCAGCAAACAAGGTGTTCAAGTCCGGGATAGTAACAACCTTGCCGGATTTGTCCTTACCGTAGGCTGCTTCTCGAATTGTAATATCTCTTCGGATAAATGCAAGCAGTTCAGGAGCCATCAGTAACTCTTCAAATACGACACCTTTGTTTTTGAACAAGGTAACGATCATGGTAAGAGTTAGAATAATATCCAACTTGCCAGCTTTTGAGTTAGCGTCATTCCACAATAAGGCTGAAACGAGTTTGTTAGCTTCATCCATCAGGTAATCAATTTCAAACTCACGTCCACCAGGGTTGTTGATAGAAGGAATGAAACGACAAACACCGAAGTTTGATATAGCTTTCAGAATCATAAAATCAGCAGTATCTTTGCAGCCCAGATAAGCGTTTTCCACATCGTTACGCAAAGTCTTTTCAATCTGCTTAACCTTTTGACCGTCTTTCAAGAACGGAGATTTATAAACTTCCAGCAACTTGCGGTAAGTGGAAGCCTTCATAAAGAACTTATGTCCGACACGTGGAATTTCTTCATTCCAAATATCAAAACCGTCAGAACGTCTTAACGGAGTGGGGGATTCATCACCGATCAGGGTTGCCATCACACGCAAATGATATTTGCCCATAATACCCTCAGCTCTCAAAGAGAGTTGCGGAGCCTCCCAATCAAACCACTCATCCGAATAAGTTTTCTGGAACAATGCTACTTCACGTTCTGAAGCCTTATCCAGTGTCTTTTTCCACGTTGCGAGAAAATCAATAGGTTTGCCATCTTTAAACAAACCAGTAAAAGTTGAATAAATAGATTTCATTTAGCACCTCCTTTTAATAAGTTTGCGACAATCGAATGTGAGAGTTCGCTTTTAAATAGCGTTTCGTGCTATCCTTCATGCTGTCGGGAATAGGCAAAACACGTCTTTCCATTACAGCATATTGCATAGTGTCCTCTGTAACATCTATGGCTGTTTCAAACTCTTTTACAGTAACTTCTTCGATTGTTAAAGAGTTAGGTTCACCAATAACAGCAGCATTAGTAGAGCTTTCAACAACCTCTACAAGCACATCATCTACTGCCAAACCTGAGATCTCAGCAGAAAGTGTAATTACATACGGAGCGTTTGACACACCAGGCTTTTCAATAGACACAATAGAAGGTGCATCTTCAAAAGTTCCACTAACGGATTTAGCTTGTAACAGCTTATCTCCAACAGAAAAGCAGGGTGAACAATAGCCATTTGAATACAAAGTGATAACTTTCTTATCCTTTGTGCCGATAGCTTTAACCTTCGCTGTTTTTACAATCTGTACCTTTCTTGTAACTTCATCGAAAATAGCGAGTGTTCCGGCAGGGATAATATCACCTACAGAAAAACGCTGTTTCTCCCGATCCAGATTAAAACCGCCTGGTACAATTTGCGGACTGCCTGTGAAAATCGGTTTTTCACCGACAAATGAGATTTTTGTTCGTTTCATTGTAAAATGATTTATTTAACAATAATTGATTCCAGCAACGCATCAGAAGCCTCTTCAACATTCTTTGCGTTTGCTGTTTTTACACTCTCTGGATCTTCCGAAATAAGGTTTTGAGTTATTAAGTCTTGTTTCAGACCAGCGCAATAAGCATCTGGATCCTCTTCATCAGGAATAACCAAACCTTTTCTTCTCCATTCGGGAATACCATGCTTGTTAAGAGCTGCTTGAACGGCTGTTTCACGATCTTTCTTAGCTTGCTCTTGTTTCATTTTATCCATTTCCGCTTGAAGTTCGGAGATCCGTTTGTTTGGATCGTTATCAGGTTCCTTTGGCTCCTTCGGTTCTTTAGGTTCTTTGGGTTCCTTCGGTTCTTTTGGCTCCTTTGGTTCCTTCGCTTTGTTAGCCCACCTGGTAGCTTCTCCTTGACTTTCTTTTGCCACATCCGCTATTTGGTTTGCTACTTTTTCGATTTCCGCTTCATCAGTAGAATCATCCTCAATGCTGCCACCCATTTTTTCGGTTATCGCAGTAAGGTACTTCTCTGATAAACCAGTGTCCTTACATAAGTCTTTGACTTTCTTAAAGAGTGTCTTATTCATATCAATATTACTTTAGTTATACTGCAAATGTAGGTAATATTTTCAATAACGGTGTATATATACGCCAATGTTTTTTATACTTGTTTTCTTCAAAATCAGAGCTATAATCCTAAAATATCTATTTTAATAAGTAGAATAAATCAAAAAGCATACATTCCCACAATGTTAAAAAATGCTTTTTCTGAAATTATTTTGCAGTGTTTTTGAAAAGCTATATATCTGATAATGATAATATTTCTATGTTTTACTTGGTAAATATTGGTAATATCACTTGAAAATATTACCTATTTCATTTGGTAATATTACCAATGTTACATATATTTGCAACGTAATAAAAACAGTTACACGAAAAGAATATAAAACTAAATACATTCAGATATGACACAGAAAGAATTTGAAGAAAGAACGGGTTTAAAACTATCGGCAGATGGTTATACGGAAGTAGAAGAGTGCTACATGAATACAGACCTTGATAAAGACGCTTTTTGTAAGTTGTGGATGGAGAACCCAACAGCCCTAAAAGAGATAGAGCGAAAGACGGTATTAGTACGTGAACTTTACGAAGAAAGAAAGTGCCTTACAAACCTTCTGATAGATCAAGCTGAAAAGTGGAGCGCATCAGATTTGAGAGAAAAGGCAATCGCCATGATCGGGGAAAAAGAGTATCTAAGAAGAAAGATCGCCAAAGGGTACAACCTTTGGGATGCTGATAAAAAACTGTTAGACGAAATTTTAAGAAAATAAGATATGGCTATTAATTTCAGAAAATTAAAATCGCAAATTAAGCCATTCAAGCCGGAGGTTAAAGATGGCTACATCTTCATCACAACAGACGAACAGAAGAATAACGGGTTATTTAGTATTGCAAAATGTGGAAGTAAACGTGGGCTATTATCTGCATTGAGTGAATACATTAAAGATGATGAAGACTTCAAACGTGAATTTACTATATAATAATCAGGTAGCCTACGGACTACCATAATGCAACACCGAATATGAATAATACAATTTACATCAGAGTGCTACAGCACGATAAGAACGACCAGATACGGATAGGTGAAGCCTTTCCTGCTACAGACTTGAATAAGGCAGAAAAGGACATAATAGCCCAATACGAAGCAAAGTGCGCTTGGTGCGGTGGTTTTAAAGCTGCTTGTGAGAAATATTACCAACGTATTGCTATTGTTCGTGCGGACACGCTGGAAGTGATACGCCCAATTTACCCAAATAAATAATTATAGCCCTATGAATGAATACACATATATAATTTTCGATCACAAGGGAAAACGCTTGGGCAAAATTGAATTTGGGAAACGAATAAGTGTACCATCAGCCAGCGAGATTGAAGAAGCTATAAAAGATGGTTTCCCAAACGGAGCGACTTATAAATTAATCGTGCCTATAAACGTATGTATAAGCCAATAGAAAAAAAATGAACGATATACTATTCAATAAAATAAAAAAAGCAAATAGTAAATATGCTGAATATCTATCAGCTTGCGATAAAGTAGCTAAAGCAGCCCAAAAGCATATAAACTGGAACGATAGCGTAGGTTGTGCCTATATGCCGGGGGACGGTCTTTGCATAGAGATTGAAGCCCATGTTTGCCCGGCAACAAGGTTTTTTGAACTACCTGAGATTATCGGTAATGATATAATTGATGAATATACATATCGAACTAATTGCATTTAATTAAAAATGGAACGAATATGAATACATTTTACATGGTATTTGTGGAAGGGTGTGCTACCCCAGCTTGCAAACATGATAGCTTGGATAGTGCGGAAAAAGAAGCGAAAAGGCTTGCAACTCTTTTAAAAAAGAAAGCATACGTTTTGTGTACTATAAAATCAGTTGAAGATACTCAATACAAAATTGAGGATTGCAGACCTGGTGAAAGTGATTTACCATTTTAATTTATATGGAAATGCAAAAACATAAATTCCCCTATAATTGGAGGCTTTCAGAAGCCAAATTCACGAAAGATAAAGGCAAAGTGTTTTCTTGCTTTGCGTGTGGTGGTGGCTCTACAATGGGGTACAAGTTAGCCGGATTTGATGTAATTGGCTGCAATGAGATAGACGCAAAGGTTAATCGGTGTTATGTGGCTAACCACTCACCCCGATATAATTTTTTGGAAGATATACGAACATTGAGAGAGAGAGAGAGAGAGCTACCGCCCGATCTTTACAATTTGGATATTTTGGACGGTTCTCCCCCATGCTCCACCTTCTCCATTGCCGGAAATCGTGAAAAGGATTGGGGTAAAGAAAAGAAATTCAGAGAGGGGCAATCTGCACAAGTTCTTGATACGCTTTTCTTTGATTTCATAGCTTTAGCAAGGGTATTACAACCAAAAGTTGTAGTAGCCGAAAATGTGAAAGGTTTACTTATGGGAAGTGCAATAGACTATGTTAGGCGCATATATAAAGATTTTGATAACGCTGGCTATTATTGTCAGCATTTCCTTCTTGATGCGTCAAAAATGGGTGTTCCTCAGAAAAGAGAACGGATCTTCTTTATTTGCATTAGACATGATTTAGGGATCAATTTTTTGAAGGTATCTAATCTGTTTAACGTAGAGCCATATATAAACATGGAGTTTAACGAGGATCCTATAGTATATGGTGCTTTTGCGGATTATAAAGGAAGAGCCTATGAAGGCAGAATGAGAGAACTTTTTGAACTCAGGGAACAAGGGGATATAGCACTATCGGAAGCCTATAAAAAACTCACTGGTAAACGTGGCTTTTTTAACCAGCAGTTCTGTTATGAAGATAGAGTTTGTTATACATTGTCTGCACACCTGGATTCATTGATACCATTTAAGCAGCCCGTCTATCTATCCACTTCTGAGGTATGTAATATATCCACGTTCCCACAAGATTATAATTTTTGTGGTTTATCGCCACACTACATTTGTGGTATGAGTGTTCCACCCGTAATGATGGCTCAGATAGCCACACGTATTTATGAACAATGGTTGTCGAAATTATGAAAGGAATAACTAAAGCAGCAAAGCAAGCCAACGGACGAAGCCAGGCTTGCACTACGTGTCCTCTAAATCGAAGTAGAGGTGTTTGTTTACCCGAAATACAAAGGGTTTGCTCAGATGCGTTTGTAGAAGGATTTAAAAAAGGTGTAAAATGGCTGCAACAAAAGCAAAAGGAGGTATAAAATGAAAATTAAATTGAATTGGACATACGCCAAAGGTGAGTTAGATACTGATACATTGAAACTTATTTGCCTACCAGCACGAGGTAAACGCTTGTTTGGTGCGGATGAATTGGATGCAGAACTTTGCATAAAGGACGGGATGAATTACCAAATAGCCGAAATTCATTTAGGCGATGTGGAAAGCTCAAATATTCTTTGTGAAGAGATCGCAAGGCGTTGGAATGAATTTCAGTCGGACGAATGGCACGAATGTAAAGATGATACGGAAGATATGCCGGAAATCGGAACAAATTGCATCCTTCGTGTGGAATATCAGGATTTAGATGATGGCGAATGGTACACTGATTACTTAACATCTACTTGGGGAAAATTTGGTTGGGCAGAAGACTATTTTGAACGAATAGCAGACATTGCCAACGAATATAGGATAACCCACTGGAAACCCATAAACAAACCGAAAGGAGTTGAAGAATGAGAAAGCTACGTGCAATATGGAATATCATTAAGGCTGACAAATGGGCGGTGTTCACGTATGAAGAAGCCCCCAATGATCCTAAATGGGCTACGTTCCCATTTTTTCGATGGAATGTATCAGAGAAAGATTCGGTTTTTTTTCGGCTTATAAGAGAACGATTGTTTAGTATTGAGGAATATAATACCTCAACAGTACATAATAAAAAAGTATATGATGATACGAGAACAGATTGAAAAGGCAGCAAGAAAGCAGCTAAAAGGGATAGTCCCCTGTGAATGGAATCAACAACCTTTCATTGAAATATTTGTGGATGCTGCGGAATGGCGCATCAACAGCGTATGGCATAATTCAAAAACGGAAGCCCCGGATCTAAATACTATCGTATTAGTTGAAAAAGAAGATGGTAGTATTTGGCAGTATAAAATATTTGCAAAAAGTCAAATGCTGGGCTGGAAAAGATGGGCTTATATCAAAGACTTAATACCAAATGAGTAAGTGCCATTACATATACGATAAGCAAGTTGGCAAAGTCTTAATACCTTGTTGTTGGGCTGTTGTTTTGAGCAATGATATACGGGATTGTACTTGTAGGAATGAGGAGCTTACGTTTGCTCAATTTGAACGTGAACGATATAACAAAGAACTTGAAAAGCGTAATTCTATCATAAAAGAGCTACAGAGCGAAAACAAGTATCTACATAAAGAACTAAAACGGCACGTTACTTTACTAAGTAAAAAGAAGTAGCATTTTGTTTGTTATACTTAATAGAATAAACTATATTTGTATTTGACATGAGAATAATTAGAACACATTCAGGAAAGGAAGTCAAGATCTTTGCTGAAACTTTTGAGAACGAAGCATACGATCAGATTAAGAGGCTGGCTAATTATCCTGCCTATGAAAACTCTATTATACGAATAATGCCGGATAGCCATGCTGGTAAGGGGTGTACTGTAGGTACTACAATGACAATAACCGATAAAGTAACGCCAAACTTGGTAGGCGTTGATATTGGTTGCGGTATGCTTACTGTAGAATTGGCAGATCAATATATAGACTGTGAGAAATTGGATTCCGTTATAAGGGAAATGGTTCCCAATGGGTTTAATATACATGATACTCAAAAGGCAAATTTTGATTTTTCAAACCTACGATGTGCAAAGCAAGTAGATTTAAATAGAGCTTATCTATCACTCGGTACACTTGGAGGCGGTAATCATTTTATCGAGGTGGACTATTCAGAAAGAAACCATAGGTACTATTTGGTTATCCACTCTGGCAGTAGAAAGTTGGGAGGCGATGTTTGTAAGCACTATCAAAATTTGGCTGCAAATACAGAAAGTGATCGGGCGATTGAAGTACGCAATACTATTGCCAGATTGAAAGCAGAAGGCAGGGAAAGGGATATTCAGGAAGCGATTAAGAATATTTCAATTCCTGGTAAGGACAAAGAGCTGGCACATCTTTCAGGTGGTGATTTTCACGACTATATTAATGACATGGCAATAGTGCAACGTTTTGCTGTACTTAATCGTGCTACTATGGCAGCGATCATCATTAATGGGATGGGATTTACTGAGGTAAATAGATTTGAAACCATACACAACTATATTGATTTTAGCCGTATGATCCTTAGAAAAGGTGCTGTGAGTGCTGAATTAGGCGAGAAGCTATTAATACCTATAAATATGCGTGATGGTTCCCTTATCTGTGTTGGGAAAGGAAACCCGGACTGGAACTATTCAGCCCCACATGGAGCCGGACGTTTGATGAGTAGGAGTAAAGCAAAGGAGTTGCTTAGTATGGAGGAATACCAAGAATCTATGAACGGAATATATACCACTTCTGTAAGTAGAGCGACAATAGATGAAGCCCCACAAGCGTATAAGTCTATGGAAGAGATTAAAAATGCTATCACTGATACAGTTGAGATCATTGATACGATAAAGCCAATATATAATTTTAAAGCATCAGATTAGAACGCTTTAATAAATGGAATGGATTATGAAGTTACCGAAAGTTATTCATGTAGAATTGAGAGAGCCGTACAATGGGAAAAGACACTTCTATTTCGGCTCTATTGCTGCGATCTTTGACGAACTTTCAGAGGAACAAATAGGTATCAAGAAAGAAAGTCTTTGGAACGTAGATCTAAGTCGGGTTGAGTATCAAAACAAGTATTGTACAATCCGTATGGGATTTATTAAGCGAAAAAAAACTTTTAGAGGTAATTTTAAAAAAGGAGGTAGTTTATGAAAAAAGAGAGGATAAGACATGAGTTCTGTATTCAATGTGGAGATCAATATGTGAGTGAATGGAGTGAGCCACAATTTACAAGCTATTACCTCAGTACATTTGATGATGTACACCTTTTCCGCTATAGAGAACTTGCAGAAAAAGAAGCTGTAAAATTCCCTGGATCCGAGATAAAAAAAATAAAGCAAACCATAATAACAGAGTTGGAGGAATAACAATGTTAGGTGCAATAATAGGTGACATTGTAGGCTCACGATTTGAGTTTAACAATACGGATAATTATAACTTTGAGTTGTTTACGGAAGAAAGCACTTTTACAGATGATACGATTTGTACTATTGCTATTGCGGACGCTATCAACAATGGGGAACACTACGAAGATACGTTACTGAAATGGTGTAGAAAATATCCAAACCCTAAAGGAGCATACGGAAACAGCTTTGCACGTTGGATAGCCTCAGATACACCACAACCATATAATAGCTTCGGTAACGGTTCTGCAATGAGGGTTAGCCCCGTAGCTTGGTTCTTTGACGACTTATATAGAGTGAAGAAAGAAGCGGAAGAAACCGCTATCGTAACCCATAACCACCCGGAAGGCATAAAAGGAGCTGTAGCGATTGCGCACGCTATTTACTATTTGCGTACTACCAAAAACCTATCCGGGCTTGAAAACGAAATGCAAACGTACTATCCTATGTTTATGATCGGAAACTATTACTCTGGAGTATTTGATGAAACTTGCCAGGGAACTGTACCTATTTGCCTGAAAATTATCATTTCCAGTAATTCTTTTGAGGATGCAATAAGGAAGGCTATTTCGTGGGGAGGTGATAGCGACACTATCGGTGCTATTGTAGGATCTATGGCAGCAGCTATCTATGAGATCCCTAAAGAAATAGTAGATCATGTATTCAATTTGTTGCCTATTGATATGCTTGATGTTATAGGTAACTTCTATCATAACTTAAACAATAAATAAGATGGCTGATAACTGGAACAAAGCCGGATTCTTTTCTGGCATAACGGAAGATTATTCAAATTACCATTGGTACAAAGGAGAAAAAGAGAATCCGTATAAAAGTGATACTTTTCACCCTTTGGCAGCTTCTTTTTGGGAGTATGAGAAGGAGTTTCATTATTCCTACTTGGATGCTTGCGACACAAAAAAGCCTTTAGATGAAGCGTACAAGGAATGGAAAGAGCAACTATTATCAGAGCATTTACCAGGTAAAAGCCCGAATCCAGAAGGAGATACAACCAACTGGGAAAAATCGTTTGAAACAGGTAAGAGGGAGGTGTAAAGCCTTCCTCTTTTTTGTGTCGTGCCTAAATTAATAACATAAACGGATTAATTTTCTCATAAATAGCACTATATTTGCAGTTAGAAATAAAATATGAACTAATATAGCATTGGCTATTGTTGCGAGGATCAAGAAAACGACCAAAATTTCAAACAGCCCTCAGAAACAATGTGCTAATGCCTGCGCTATGGCGTGGGCATTACTCTTGTATGGGCTGTTGGGTACTTGGTCGTCCCTCTTGATCGTGCAGAGTAAGCCCACGTTTCTTTTGTGGGTTTATAGGAGCCAATCTGAGTAGATTATTAACCTACAAAAAATACACGTATGAAAAATGTAATTTTCAGCCTTTGCCTAATGGCTTTGATAATGGGATGCTCTAAAGAAGATGATCCTCAGCCACAAACTGATATTTCTATAGATAATAATGAGAAAGAAGATATAGAAACAAAATGCAAATCATTTGGTATATTTCCCAAAGATATAGCAAATATCACTTCTATAGATTTAATGGCAGACAGCGTATCTTACAAATTAGCTGGAGGAAGGAAAGGCAACAAATCATGGTTTGCTAAATTTTCCCCTAATGGAACGGAATTATACTCTTATAGTTTAGCCCCGAATATAGCCCAAAAGGAGTACGCTTATATAAATCCTGGTTCTTTATGGGATTTATGGGGTAACGAAGAAAATAAAGTTTATAAGGATAGCGATAAGTTATTTTTGATAACTTGGTTTGAAAATGAAAATAAAACGTCCTTAGATGATTATAATTCAGTTCTTTCAGTTCTTGATTTTGAAACTGGTAAAGAACTTTCGATATTGCCATTTGAATATTCTATAGATAGATATAAAATTATCAGAAGTAATGATACTTATTATATTTTAAGCGGTAGAAGTTCTTATAAGCACCTCTATTGCCTCAATAGTAATGGCGGTTTGGAATGGTATAGAGAAACAACAAAAAGCGAGAAAGAAAGTGGTTTGCTTTCCTATAAAGATTATCAAGCGTTAGATAATAGGCTAATGCTGTTTTTCTCATCTAAGGTTATTAATGGATTCTCTGAAAAGATAGTGAAAATTATAGACTTAGAGGCTTATACGCAAAAACTTGAAATTTTGTGTTCTGACATTCCATTTGTGGGCGATCTTTCAACAGAAAGAAATGTTCTCTATGAATTTCACAAAGCAGAGAAACAAAATGATAATATTATTCTATACTATGGCGAGTATTTGGGAAAAGATGTAATTGATGATGCAATAACTGGCAACCATCATACAGAATATGAGTTGAAAAATGAATACTATTACATTATTGCTTATCCGTCAGGAGATGTATTAGGGAAATATAAAAAGCATAATCTGTAACGCTGGATATAGAGAAATGTTTGGCTATCTCAAATTAATATCGTATTTTTGTGATGCTTAAACACTTTTTCTGGCTGCTGGGATAGATTCGCATTATCAATGCTTAGATATTCTGTATCTTGATCTGTCGCAAGACTATATAATAACGGTATTGTACCCCCGTATGGAGCGTTAATGCGCCCATGCCGCCGGAAGGTGTTTAAGCAACGGGAAAGGCAATACCGTTTCTTTTTGCCTATTTTATTTCATGCGCTTAAAATGAAAAACCAAAAACGCTGTTTGTCTGCGAATAACAGTACCAGCCAAACGAGTAACACTCACTTAACGAGTGAATCTAATCCTGCCAAGTTTCCTTCTTATGTAGCAAAAGAAGTAGCCCGGTTTATCAATGAGAAAAAGTTAGTTCCTTACTCCATGCTCGTAGAAAAGAACGAGATCATAGAGCGATTAAACAGAGAGATAGGACGGCTTACAGCTCAATTAGAAATGCAAACAAGAACAAAGGAGGCTATTTATGGATAATCAGGTATTTCAATACAACGGTAGCCCTATCACATTTCAAATAGGAAAGGCTACAATGGTTAATGCAACTGAAATGGCTAAACCTTTTGGAAAGTTTCCCTGGAAATGGTTAGAATTGCCATCTACGAAAGAATATATTAGAGCATTATCCGAAAATCGGAGTTTGGCTTATAATCAATTAGTTGTAAGTGTAAAAGGTGGTAATGATACTTCAAAGCGTGGTAATTGGTTTCACGAAGATGTAGCTTTGGAGTTTGCCCGTTGGCTCAGTCCTCAGTTTGCTATTTGGTGCAATGATCGGATAAAGGAGCTAATGAGGTATGGAATGACTGCAACCACACAAACCATTGATTCTATATTAGCCGATCCCGAAAATGCCATTAAGCTATTAACGGCTTTAAAAGATGAACGTAAAAAAGTGTCGGATCTGGAAAGCAAGCTAAACAGCCAGGCTTCAAAAGTTGAGTATGCCGACAACATTTTACTCAGTGAACGTACTTATACTACTACTGAAATAGCCAAATTATTAAATATGAGTGCTTGCAAATTGAATCGTTTGCTTTCAGAAAAAGGAGTGCTTTATAGACAACAAAACCAGTGGTTACTATCCCCAGCGTTTCATACCAAAGGTTACATCACGACAAAAGCACTTTGTTACAACAAAAAGGACGGTAGAATAAGCAATATGTTCACAACTGTTTGGACGGATGCCGGAAAATGCTTTATTTGCAATCTGATAGGGGATAATAATATGTTTTCATCTGTTGAGAGCTGATGATAGCTGCTTTAAGGCAGTTCAGAGCCATTGCCAGCGTTGGTAATGGCTCTTTCTTATATCTCTTCCAGCTCAACTACCCAGCCTTTTCCAAAGCCGTATTTTCGTGTTTCTTCCTGATAAACATTCAGCACCTTAAAACGGGATCCGGCACGAAACACAATTTCATCTTCACTTGCATAATGTGAAATGGCTTTTACATCTACACCCTTCTTACTTTTGATAACCAGCATTAGGTTATCTCCAAAGATAGCAGTTCTATCAATATTGGTAGTAGAGGACATGAAGGCTTTGTTTACATAGGGTTGCCCGGATGATAGACACGCTTTCATTTCTTGAATATACTTATCCAGCTTCATAGCGTCAAAGCTGATACCAGAGAATACAGTACCATTATAGCGAGGCATTTTTTCTAAGGCAGCATTACAAGCCGGATAATATTTTTGGCATAATCCCCCATAATCTTGTATTTTGCCAAAGTACGGATCTACAATACCATAACCGTAATTATTACACCACTTGGAACCGTATGTATAGCGGTTTATCAAAGCAAGCTCATCTACGGATATACCCGTTTTTTTGCTATAACGCTCCATTGCTCCAGCTTCACTACTATAGTTCTGCCAGCGTCCACCGATGGCGTTATTAGCACTATGATTAACTGGCGCATTTATATACTCTTCCAGTGCTTTTTTTGCCAATTCCTCAGTTTCTCCATTCAGCTTAACCAGCTTGCCTTGTTTTGACACATATTTTAAAGCCAACTCCTTTTTATAATCAGCAAGCCGGACATAACAAGCACTTACTTCACTATTCCACTGACTGCCGTATAGATCCATAGCCTTATCATATTCAGATTGGAGCCTTGCTATTTCCAGCTTTTCTTTTTCTGTTGCGTAAAGATCCAAAGTAGATCCGTCCGCACCTTGTTTAACCAGCTTTGCGAGCCGAGCCTTTTCTATCTCTTGTATTTTGGCAGTCGCTTTTGCTGTCAAGGCTTGTATCTCATTTGCAGTTGCTTCATTGGCTATAGCCTCATTCAGTTCTGCCAGAATCGAATTTAACGGTTTACTCTTGCTTTTATAGTTCAAAATAGGCTTGGCAGCATTTACGGCTTGCTGGTATTGAAATTTTGCCTCAACTATAGCCAGCTCTTTTTTAAGCATTTTCACCATTTCGGGAGAAGTCGGGAATTTATTCTTTTCCTCAACCCAATTAGCCTCAAACTTTAGCTTCTTGATTTGGTACTCCAAATCACCAGTAGAGATTTTGGCTTTGAAAGAATCGAAAGCCTCATATAGCTTTTGTACGTTTTCTTCCCCATATTGAGCAACCAGCCCTTTGTAGTGTTTTTGCTCAGGTGTGAGAGGATGCAAGATTTCTTCTATATCCGTATAGTTATCCTTGACGAAATAGGGTAGAGTGCCTTTTGTTTTGGCTTCATTCATGCGATCTTCGTTATCCTTTACCCATTGCACAAATTCATCTGGAAACTCCGTTATTTGCCCTTTCTTGCTTATTTCTTCATCTTCTCCAGCCAGGATCTTGTTAAGCATATCCTCTATATCATCTTCACCAGCTAAAATAGGAATCATGTAGCACCGACAATTTGGATGCCAACCAGTCCATTTAAACGTTTTGGGATATTTGCCAGCAAGCTCATCGCAAATATCATGGCATGGGTGGTTGTTTGACAGCTTGATTTCATAGCCAATTATAAAATCTAATTGCCCCCATCGTTCAAAATCAGCAGTTCTGTAGGCTATATTGGTTTCTGTACGTGCCAAACGTTGGGCATTACGGTATGAAGATCTATATACACCACGTCCAGGATGATATTTCTTTGGGTTATCATCTACCCATTTATAACTTTCGGTTTCTTTGTCATATACCCTACGTTTCCATACACGACCATACACAGTATTTCCGTTTTCATCCTCACCGACCTTTATTCTGAATCTTCTGTAAAAGCGATCAGGATCTTGTAGGTAGGTCTGTATTTTGGAAGCTAACTTGTTGGCTCCTGTACCCTCTCCTATAGCCAAATCCAAGCAGTTTTCAAGCTCTTCTTTAAATTGTCCTGTGTACCTCCATACCTTTTGCGATAGGCTTAGCCCATCTTCTCCAGTTTTCCGAGCAAAGAAAGCGTCCATAGCCTCCATATTGCGCTTAAAGAATCGGGCAAAGTGGTTATCATTGATAGAGTTTTCACCGAACACACTTTTTACCAGCTCATCGTTATGTTGGTTGGAAAGCAACCATTCATTTTGCACGTCATTCCTTATTTCTTGATACAAACGGCTGTACATTTCTCTAAATATGGCTGTAGCCTCATCACTATAGCCATATTCGGAGAAAGAGAACGGTTTACCTTCTTCCAACTCCGTACCTTTTACCAGGTTAATAATCTGGAGTAAGTAGTTTTGATAAATCGCACGTACATTAGCTGCGTACCCTTCTGTACGTTTAAACAGCTCTTTTTGTAGCTGCGTGGAATTGACGTATTTAGTTTTTGCCATTGCGCTTTAACTCAAAGTGTTCACAGTGATCTTTGTTTAAGAATTTAGAGTATTTGAAGAAAGGACACCGACAAAGGAAGAACTCACCTTTATAATCCTTCTTGTGCCAGTCGTAAGAGTGCTTGCAATCCCTACAATGGTACTTTGTTTCTGATGGTTTTACTTTCTTTGCCATTATTCACCTCCACCGAACACATCTATTCTGTTTAACTCCTGCTGTTTAGCTATGGCTTCTAAATCTTCCTGCTTCAAACGCTCAATTTCCGTTTTTGCATCTTTGATAAGGTAGCTCATTTCCACATAAGTTTGTCGGCTTATCGCTCCATCGTTATACTGCTTTGATATATCAGCAAGAATATCGCTCACATCTTCACCGAATGGTTCTTGAAACTCATGCCCTAACTGTAATGCTTCATATTCGGCTTTGTGTTGGTAGTCCAAAACATTACCAAGAATAGCACGTAGCAAATTACCCGTTCTATTCATGTAATTATCGTGGGTTTCCTTTCGTTTCTCAGCCTTAATCACTGCAAGCAGCATTACTTTTCTGATAGCTTTAGCAGACAGATTGCCCAAACTCTTCATATTGTCAAAATCTATGTTAGGAGTGAAAGATTTTGAAAGAATATGCTTATCCAGCCGTTCGTATTCATTTGCCTTGCTTTGTGAAGCCTGATCCCATGTAAGATATTCAACCTTGCCACCCTCCTTTAGAATGAATAGTTTTGCCTCTTCTTCTGCTTTAGGCAAGCTGTTAAGCACTTCTGCGGTTGCTACCATTGCCGGGTTAGCAAATCTATCATTTACATCTGCATCTGTTGATTCCATGCTTTCTACACGGTGTATCATGGGCTGTGTTCCTTCATGCTCTAACTCTTGTTCAAAGAGGATAACGGGAATTTTCCCTATCACATTAGGGATTGCCTTCACTTCCCAACCTACACTAACACGCTTACAGTAGTAAACCGTATCATCTTTGTAAATATCCACATGGTAGATGCTCCGATTGCCGGATTCATTCAGATAATACCCCCAAGCAAAAGCAGTCATACGCTTATACTGATCTTTGATAAGGTAAATATCATCACCGTTTTGTTTAGATAACACATTCAATAATACATCTGGTTTTCCTTCTTTATTTCGGAACACATGAAATAGCATAGCGGAAGTACCCTCAGCACCAGCAACACGTTTAGCCTCTCTTACATTGGCATTGAAGCGTAAATGCTCCAGCAGTTTTATATATTGCTCAAAAGCATAATCAGTACCTTTGCTTCTTTGCGTCCATTTTACGGGTCTGCCATATAAGAAAACAAGCGCAATTTCATTGATGAAAGACTGATAGGGGATAGGAATTTTCCAACGCTTTTGCCATCTAAGAAAATTCCCTTTCTTATCATAAACGGCTTTATCCTGCCTTTTCATAACCTCATGGTTTTCTACCTTGTACTCCAGCAAGGCTTTTTCAGCAAAGCCGGAGCGATCTTGCATATAGTTTAAGGCTCTTGAAATATCCTTAGCCTCCAACAAAGCTGTAAAATTCTGTTGATAACCTACAGCAGCTTTTACCTCATTCTTGATAACATTAAAAAATCCCATAATTCAAATTTTTAAATAACTCCTAATCTTGCTTCTATATCATCTGGTATATCATACTCGTTATAGTCAAACCAACAGCGCATTAAAAACACATCTCGCCAGTCTGGAGAACATCTAATTTCCTGCTTGATTTCCTCTTTCGGTTTTAGCTTTAATTTGCCTTCTCCGTCCACATCCCATGTTTGCAACTGCTCCAGTTCAAGGATAATTTGCTCTTTGTCTGCCGAGCTTAACAGTTCCTCATTGATCCCAATCTCTGAGGCGTTTATGTGTTCTGCCAGCTTGTAACCGCATTGTGTTTGCAAGTTCTGGTAGTTCTCATCCTTTAAAGCACGGCTGTTATTTACAAAGCCTTGTATGTCGCAATTATCCACCACGCCACCGCCTACACCGTCCTCATCAGCGATACACCGCCATTTAGGTATTCTGTATTTTTTCTGGAAGTGTTGAATACATTTCTGTATGTCCGTAGTTTTACTTAGTGGAAAGCATTTTAAGTCTATGATCGTATAACCATCCCAAACGCAAATCCGGGCGTAATCGGATCCAAATCGGGCTATATCTGCTGTTATATAGTTCTTCCCAGTGGTTATTGATAGCAGATTATTAAAAATGGCTGTAATCGCATCGTGAGAACAAAGCGCATTGGGGTTGTCGTCATACTCCCAATTACCTTTTAGCAAACGCTCTCTTTTAACCTTATCTTTGGTTGTTCTCAAACCTTCTATGTAGTCTGGATCTATGAAGGGGTTTTCTTGTACCAAACAACCCAGATAGTACATATACTCAGGCAATATACCTTTCTTGAATGGAGTGTAAAAGGTATCATACATCCAGTTCTTTTTAGGGTTACACGTGATAAACAACTTTCGTTTTAACCCTAACTCATTATTCAAGTGGCGACCTACACGAGTTTTAAGAGTGTCATAAGCACCGAAGTTTACTTCTCCACCTTCTTCTATCCAACCGCCAGTATATTCTATAGATCCGTATCTTTCATAAAAAGGATCTCCAGGCTTATACATCAAATCCAGCAAATCTATACGGGATCCGTTGTAAAACTCTATATAGTTATACTGCCCATTGTATTTATACAAAGTATCTTCTACTCCGTATTGGTTACAAACCTTATAGAACGTTATTAAGGTAGATTGGGTAATACGCTTTAACTCAGCTCGACCAATAAACCATTTGGAACCTGGATAACAAAGGCACATAAAAAGAAGCCAGGCAGCACCAGTCCACGACTTAGCACCACCAGCACCACCACCATACAAAAACTCTGCGTGCTCATTGTCTGTAAGGATCTGCAAAGCCTTTTCCTGCTTTTCGTGCTTCTTTCCATCCTTAACAGTAATGAAGTCAAAACAGCCACGTTTAAACAGCTCTATTTTGACTGCAAGAGCCATTGGTATTTGTATGTTTTTATTTTTTGCCATTCATCTTTTCTAATAGTCCATGATAAACCAAAAGATCTTCGGTTGAAAGTTTGGATAGATCCGGCTCCAGTCCTCCAGACACATTAGCGTTTATATCCCCTTCTATCGGTTGGGCTGCTTTGCCAAAAATTCTATCGAATATCATTTCAACCGTTGAAGTCCGACCAAAGCGAATATCTGTGAAGATTGCACTGATAATATTGCACACCCAAATAGGAGTAGTGCTATCTTCTCTGTTTGCGTCAGCCATGATTTTATTTAGCTCTCCTTTGGAGCGTTCAAGAAGAAACCGAATTGTTTTATAATAGTCCTCTTTGCTCAGCTCATAATCTACTTTTTTACCTGTAAGCTCTTTGAGCTGTTTATACATTGAGGGCTTCCGACCATTTTTCTTTGGTTGGTTTTCGCTTGTGAATCTATTCCCTATGTTATTGCCTTTCTCAAAGAGTGCCATTCCGTTGTTTATTCGTTGTTTTTTGGCGTACATATACACCGATTAAGGAAAGAAAAAATCAGATAGGAACTCCCACCTGATTAATTCTTTACCTGGTTAATTTATCATTGTTCCTTTTGTTCCTGCTCTTGGTACTTTGCCCAAAACCAGGCTATCATATCACCGTTGTAGTTGTCTATGTAATCATCTACAGCGTCCAGTTCATCCGATAATGCTTCGGCTTTGTCTATTACGTCATTGAAGGCTTCTTGTTCTTCTTCCGTAGCCATAAACGGATCGTACTTTTCATTTAGCTGCTTTTGAATAAGCTGCTTTTGCAAATCGGTTAATTCTATTTTATCCATAGCTCAATATTTTATTGCGTTTTCCGCAAATATACGTTATAATTTATACTTCTTGATTATATCTTTAGCTGCTTTTGTGTACTTATCTGCCTTACCATGAACGGCTTTTGTACATACTTCTGCCCAGAACTCGTTTACATTGGTTTTGGCATATTTACCATAACCTTGTTTCGACTTATCATTACCCCATTTCTTATAAAGGCTGTTTATGCTTTTACTTGCTGCCTTTGCATTGGGGCTTGTTAAATGGTTGTTCCAAGTTGCGTGCGCCAGCTCGTGAGTAACAATATGTGCTACTGGCTTGTTGGTTTTCGTCAAGTGTCCGCTTTTGTAACCTTTTTCAGCCCATTTAGCAACGCTTTGGGTTGTGGTGTTTTTCCCATTGAAAACGGATTTATTCAAAACGACTTGTTTAGATACTCCATTTTGGGAAATATGCACTCCACCCGTACCAGCCTCCAGTTGTCCGATCTTAATATCTTTCTGTCTTACTCCCAAAACAGAGTGAAAACGTGAGATACTTTCTTTTACAGTCTTGTACACCTTCGGGTTCTTAATTGAAGCCAAAGGTTCCAGTTTGCCTACCTTACCTTTGTAGTTTGAATCGCCATTCGGCAAACCTCCATTACTTCCGCTTGTTTTTGCCATCTTTTTTTGAACTTTTATCGTTAATAAAGTCCTGGACGTAAACCAGGCTGTTATCTATGCAAAACTTTCTGATCTCATCACCACCGCCATACACAAGCAAGTTAGGAGTTTGCAAGCCGGATATTTCTTTGGCTACTTCAAGCTCTCCTTTCAGATATTCCAACCGACCAGCATAGCCACGAGTGAAAAAAGCGTTATACCCTTTTGGTAAGCCCAGTTTATTATACTCTTTGAACTTCACAGAAACATTCAGATCTGCGTACACCTTGATACCGCACTCTTGAAAGTATCGGCTTATCCAACGTTTCTTGTAAATCTGTTGTAAACCGTAAGCTATCGGGGTTGTATCGTAAACGGAAAGGTTTGGCTCTACCAACGCTTTTACACCACTGGTTAGCACCTTGATCGGATCTTTCCAAATAGCTTCAAAGCGATAATCATCTACATAGAAGTGGTAAGTAGCAACATCTTTCCTTAATCGGCTATCAGCTCCCCAGGGGGCAAAAGGCAAAAGAAGTTTTCCGGCTTGTTCTTCCAGCAACAAATTAGGAATGTCAAACTCATTATTGCTCTCATACAAACAATCGTTAAGCATGGATCTGTAAAAATCCTCTTTTTCATCCGCTATCGGATCATCTTCCGAGCCTTCCTCTTTCTCGTTATCCTCTTGTTCTTCATCGGCTGCTTCCTCATCTTCCGGCTGTTTATCCTCTACTGGAATATCTAAACCGATAAAAGAGAAATCAGCCTTGTTGCTCCAATCTCCAAGCTGTAGCTTTTCAAAATCCCATTCACCATTGTTGATGTTATCCCTTAGAACTATATCCGCTTCCTGCTCTTCGGTCAGGTTGTGGTACAAGATTGTCGGCACTTCCGATATTTTCAGCTTCTTTGCAGCCTTTATCCGTTGGTGTCCTGCCAGTACATATAACTTTCCTTCACGCTCAGATAAGGCAATAGGGCGGTGCTTCCAGAAACCATTTATGCGGATGGAATCTACCAAACGCTCTAAATCTCTCTTGCTTATCTTTCGTGGGTTATCATCCAACAGAGTTAGATCCGAGATTTTACGGTAAACAATCTCTATCTCTTCCATGTTAAACCTCCTTTTCAAATTCAGGAATACGGGAAATCTTTCTGAAAGCCTCCACAAAGCGCATCAACAGATAAAATTTCCGCTTCCCTAAAAACATAACCTTATGCCCGTCCGTCATTCTGCCTACAGCGTAAAATTTTCCTCTATAATGCAATGGTAACGGGAGTTTATCATACACATAGATACAACCGTTCTCTATACTCGTAATCGTTGCCACCCTATTAAACTTACCATCCAGATATACGGTAATAGATTTACCTGGTGTAATCGGATCATACGGTAGGAAAAGATTTGCAAAGTGCATAGCGGTAATGAATACCGCTAAAGCACCTGCTACTATAAAGATAGTTGTCGTAATAGTCATAATATCAATGTTATCAATTAATGCAAAGATATAAATTTTGGTGTATATATACGCCAACAAAGAGCAAAAAACATCTAAAAGCCAAATACTAACATGGCAGCATCCCTACTATGCTCGTTGGTTTGCTTTTTCCATCCCGTAAGCTGCTTGAAATATTCCTGGCTCATCTTTGTTATATTCCGTTTAGGAGCAACCATTTCAAACTCAACACCAAGTTCGGTAAGGTAATCTTCCCAAATTGTAGCATCACGTTTTACGGATCCTACACCTTGTAGCCTCTTCCGTTCCTCTTCACGTGTCATTCTCTCTGTACCAAACCAGGTGCGTTGTCGTGGATCCTCCACTCTTACTATGATTTTATCGCCTACACCCGTCTTTTGCATATCCGCATAAGACTGAACAACCGCCATAGCCCTATGAATAGGCATTTGTTTTACCATTTCCAGAGAACGCTTTCGGTTATCCCAGATAGCAATCCCGGTATGTACACCTGTATCAATCCCTATATAGATCATTCTTTCCCTTCCTCAAATTCAACATCTGTCGTATCGCTAAAAGATCCTGGAATCTGATAAAGCACTACGGTATTATCGCTAATCTGCTGTTCCCTTGAAGGCATTAGCATTGTCATAAGACAATTATTCGGAGCGTATTTATAGCGAATCTCCTTAATCATTGGCAAACCTATAGGATGTTGGCTGTGAATAGCAACGCTCAGAAGGTTATCAGTCATTTCAACTTTGACAATAGCGCAACCATGAAGAAATGTACCAAACCGATATTCCCCGAACTCATCTTTTGTAAACGGATCGCTTTTTGCAGTTGATTCAAGTTCTTTTATAAACTCCGGGTTAAGTTTCTTCTTTTTCCAATACTGAGGAAGTTGAATATTAATCTTTTCCATAACATTACATTTTATATGGTGAAACAATATCGTAAATAGATTTGCATACTTGAATGTCATACAAGGCATCATGTAGCCGGCTTTCGTCTATTTCTATACCGAGTGCCTTTGCTACAGTTCCTTGCTTGAAATTTTCCATCTGTGAGCGTTGAGAAGCCAGATAAGGAGTTGCCAAAACCATTACATCTATAGAATTACTCCAGAAGTAAGATCCGAAATATTTATCCCCATTCTGTAAAAACCATGCACGGAGAAACTGGTTATCAAATGAAGCATTATTATAACCAGCAAGGAAAAACTTATCCTGCTTATTGTACTTATCCACGTATTTGTTCAAAATAGCCGTAAATTGTCCGTACACATACCCCATTGCCGGATAAGATAGAATCTGCTCTTTGGTTACACCAGCCACATCTAAAGCCTCTTGCACTATTTCCGCTTTAGGGTTAGGCTGTACCTTGAAATCAAAGGTTTCTTTTACTTCACCGTCTATAACGATCATACCGCTAATTTGGTGGATCCCATGTTTGTTTACTAACGTTCCTGTAGTTTCCAGGTCAAAAAACACTACTTTCATTTACTCAATTTTTTATATTGTTTCATTGCATTACTCAAACTCTCTGTTTTATCCAGAAGGATAGCCAGCTTATCCACATCTACCATAACACCGCCATCCAGATAAGCCCACACCTTACGGAGTGCCTGAGCTATCTCTTTGGCTTCCTTAGCCTCTTTCTGTACAGCGTTAATCTCTTTATTGGTAACAGTCCTTTTCCCTTGCTTTTCGGCTAATTCTACGGCTTTTCTCGTGGCGTTTACTTGTTCCTCTTCCGTATCGTAATTGGCTACAATGTCCTTAGCAGCAGAAGCCGATATTTGTTTGTTTATAATACGTTCCTGAATCTCTATAGGGAGATCCATTAGGGATAAACATTTACTCACAAAAGCCGGAGATTTTTTAAACTTTTCAGCTATCTCATTTTGGGTATATCCGAACTCTTCTTTAAAGCGTTTGAACATGATACCGCACTCATATTCAGAAAAACGCTTTCCCTCATTTCTCATCATCTGCTCGATTAGAAGCTCTTCCGTACTTGTGTCTTTAGGCAGCTTCAAAGCCTTAATGTAAGGAATGTTTGTACCCTCTTCAATCGCAAGCATAGTAGCCCGATAGCGTCTTTCACCATCCACCAGCTTGTACCGTTCTATACCGTCCTCATCTTTGAAAGGAAGTACGGTAATAGGGTTAAGAACTCCTTTAGCTTTGATTTGCTCCTTTAATTCCTCTAAATCGAAATCTCTACGAGCATTGAAATCATCCATTACCACAATGTTACGTGGATCTATCTGGAAAATATCAGTTCTTTTTGTTGCATTAGTTTCCATTATTTCGTTGGTTTTTCGTAAAACTTACATGGCTTCTTTCTTGCAGTTATCCTCTTAGAAAGTTTACAGCAATACATCTGACCGACTTTTGGATTACTCCAGAAGTGCTTACACTCGCTACAATGCCTATCGTCATTCATCACAATACTTTGAAAACGTGGAACACAAGCGAACCACCACACATTTGAAAAGTTCCTATGTATTCCAGCCTATCACTGTCTGGAACATTATGCCCTGTGCCATGCACTCTGATATGCACATTCTCTTTTTCCGAATTAGGATCTACCATAGCCCATATACAAGGAACTCCGTTCTGATTCTGTACTGTCAAGATCTTAGCACCAACTGGCATTACAATATCCTGATCGTCTGTTATTTCAATCGCATATTTATAAATCTTCTTCATAGCTTTAGTATCTAAATCCTGTAAAATGAATAACTACACCTTCAAAAACATTCTCTTTGTTGTTCCCGAAAAACCATTCTACAAAGTCCTCCACGCTCAGACCATCATTTTTCGCTACTTCATGGATTGAAACTTTCTTGTTGTCTATCCATATTTCAGGGTAAGCATCCTCAGAGCTATATGTCATGGTTACGTGTTGCAGTCCGATTTTGGGTAATTGGGCTATTTCCTTTTGCTCCGAATTATACGGTCTGCCAGTCCATTCACGTATTGAAAGATATTTTTTACCAGAAACAATATCTTTATACCGTCCATTCCATACATTTTTTGCGTTGTATCGGATTGTATGGATCTTACTTTTGTCTTTCAACTTCTTTTCAAAGTCTGTAGCCTCGCCAGCTTTGCTATGAGTTACGGGGAAAGACTTGCATAAGGTCAATATTACTTTTTTCTTTTCCATCTTAATTGTTGAGTTTTATATATTTACCAGGTATATTAGAATATTCCAGTATTTTTGCGTTTTCCTCACCAAAGGCTATAAGAACGCTACCGCACCCTGGGCTATCTCCTTGTGTACCATCTGGTCGATAGAATTTTATTCTACCCTTCACAAACATTATTGCGCTTGCATTTGGGAAAATGAGATCTTGAAACATCTTGCTATCACAGCGATTAAAAAGCAATGCTATCCCGTTATTGTTCCTTACCATCTTTTCCACAAATCGCTCAATAAGAGGACGTGAATACGGAGGATTTAACCATACTCTTACCCCCCCCCATTCAGTTTTTAAACCATCCTCAGAAGGCGTTATATGTCTTTTGGCGGTGTTCCACAAACGGTTTTCAGGAGCGCATGGATCAAGATCAAAACTCCCTAAAGCATCCACTATCCATTTGGGAGTGTACCACTCATCCGTTGTCTGCTTACTTCGTTCAAAACTCGTATTCATAATGTTTACTTGGTAAATTTTAATATTCCTTTCCGTGTTTATCTTCCCTACCTTCGTTGTAATACATCTTTTGCTCAATATGCCACAGTAAGTTAATTTTGAGAATTTCGGATAGTCTTCGTATCTGGTGAAGAGCATAGTTAATCTGTTCTTCCTGAGAATATTTATAGTTCACCAAATCTTTTACGATAGCATATATATTTTCTGTAAAACTTTTCTTAGGAGTAACTACGTGTTGCAAACAGAATCTATTTAAATTCAAATTATTTGCTCCAGCAAGATCCAGTAATCGAATAGCAGCATCCGCTAATTCATCTTCTACTGTATCTTTCACATACTCTTCAAAGTTTTCTCTGAAATACTTGTTTTCATGGTGGAAAGTACGATCATCGAATATTGTTTCTTTTCTGTTGGCTGGTACTCTTGCAAACTTATTTCTTCTATGGGCGTTCACAGCTTCCATAAGCTCCGAAATAACCAGGCAAAGAAAGTGCTTATCGCTTGGTTTGCCTTCCCAAAATCCATGTTTTACAGCGTTAGAATGGGCTTTGTCTTTTAACTCGTTCCAATTTATCTCATTCATTTTCTATAACTCTTGTTTTGGTAATAAATACGTTCAAACATTTCTTCCATCCGATCAGCTATTCTTATACCGTAACGTTCCCCAAAATCGGAATCTTTGAGATTGGAAGTTGCGATAGTGAATAACTGTCTATCATATCTGGCATAAAGCAGTTCTACCACTGGCGAGAACTCGTTACCCCAACTTTTTACACTTGCTGGTTCAGTTCCTATATCATCAATAAAAAGCAGTTCTTGATTTTTGAGCTTATTGAAGTACATAGGATCATTAGCCACATTTTTTGCCAAATCCAAAGCTGAAACCCGGAATACACCTTTTCGCTCACTGGATATGGAGCTATTGTGTAGAATACCGATAAGGTTACAAATCGCCTTGCCTAAAGTAGATTTGCCGGATCCCACTATTCCATATAGCAGCAATCCTACTTTATAATCGCCAGTAAGCCATTTTGCAGCCTTTTCTATTTTCTCCAGTGTTTCCTTATCTTCCTGAAACGGAATACGTCTTTTGCGCACCTCATGCTGATAGCACATAAGCAGCATTTCCTGAACCGTTTCCTTAGAATATCCTTCTATTCTAAATCGTGTTTCTGTAGTCGTTTCCAGTTGCCGATCCAGGATCTTTTGAAGCTGATTCTTTATGTTTATATCCATACTTTTGTATTTCTTCGTTATATCTATTTACTACCCAGTTTAGTATGGCTCTATAGTCAGAACTATACTTTTTCCCTTTTGATCCTTTATAGTTATCAAGTATTTCAATCATCCGTTTGGCTCCTTCCTCAGAATATTCAGCGCATAACTTAGCGTATTCATCCCTTGTTAGTGTTACGAACTCAGCATACTTGTATTTTTTTGCCTTCTCAGCCTTTTTTTGCTGCTCTGGCGTTAAAGGTGGTGGGCTTTCTTGTGGAAACAGTAAAACTTCCTGTTGCGGTTGTTGGGGCTGCTCTTGTAGGATCGTTTCTGCTTCTGCTTTTGGAATGAAAACCCTTGCCTTAGTGATCTCACCCCCCTTCTTACCTGCCAGCCTTCTTTTCTCACTTATCAGGTTGTCTTTTACCATACGCCTACTATAAATAGCTCCATCTTCCCGAACTTCACACACCTTGTTTTCTATCAAAGAATCTACCCATTTAGAAGATCCTGAGCAATCCGTACCTATGATACGGGCTATATCTTCTTTCGTACAAGGCTGTCCGTTTGGCATAACCATAACACCACGTTCTACACTTTCCCACATATAGCATAACATATCCATCCACAAGCCCCTAACGTCTGGTGGAAGTACCCTTAATTCAGGACACCTCAACCAATCGCCAACATAGAAAGGCATAGGAGTTTCTTGTTTTCTTGCCATAGAGAGAATTTTTAAGGAAGCCGGGATAATTCCCAGCTTTCCTATAATCATGTTTGAACGGTTACACTTCCAGAATTGCAATATCGGGGGCAATATCCTTGATCTTATCCAGCACTTCATCAATACACTTATCTCTGTAACTTTCCATCACTTCATTTGCTCCTGGCGAAACAAGTTGCAAAAACACTTCTCCATTTGTCAGATAATGATCGAACTCTATTTCGATAGGCTGTTTTGCAGTTCCCTTGAAGATAGCCATGTTTACGGTAAAGCTCTTCGGTAAATTACTTTCTACCTGGCAACGGTAAACATCAGCAACGGAGCCAGAAGGATCTCTTTGTTTCTCAATCTCTGCCTTTGCTTTTGCATTGAAGTTTTTGAGATTGGAAACAAGTACCATGCACTTTTCTTTATCTTCAAACAAACCACGATTCAGACGCAAGAATTGTCCTAATTTGGCAGGGATCCAGCCCTTTTCACCATCATTAATACCGAACTTCTCAAATGTTTCAGATACTTCAACCGTACCAGTGAACGTGTTTTTATTGTAATAATCATCTTCGTTTACAGTGAGCTGAATTGTCATTTTCTCACGATTCACAACGACATTTGCACGTTTCTGATCTACAGTATCTATTCGCTTGGAAAGCCATTCATACGGAGTGGAGATAGTGCCGGAAACACTGATCTTTTCCGGGGCTTTGGTTGCAAGCGGTTGTTGTGCTTGCGCTGCGTCACCAAGTCTATAAACTACTTCAATAGGTTTCTCTCCAGTGTAATGTTCGATGTTAATGTTCAAACCTTTGTTTTTTTCTTCCATAATGTTTTAAAAATTAAGATGTTAATAAATTAATTATCTGTGCCAGTCAAGCGCACTGCCATTTGAATTGTTTTCTGCCTTTCTTCCGGCTTCATAGGTCTTTCCTCCAGCAAATAACCGTCTGGCGTATAGTAACCTACTCTTCCTTCGTCTTGATCTATGAACTTGTAGCACTCACCTTTAATGTACTCACCGCCTTTTCTCAAATCATCAAGCATTTTTCCGATCCGTTCTTGCAGTGGCTTCATTTTTCCTTTGAAGTCAGCTTTAACTACATCAAAATTTTCTGTCAGTTCTTGCATCTGTATCTGAACTTCTACAAGGTTAGCCCGAAGCTCATTAGTTTCTTCCTGAGAGAACTTTGAGAGATAACTTTTCTCTACGACCTCATCGCAGCTATCACGTAAAATTTGCGCTCTTTGCTCCACTGGAGTATCAGCCAACATTATATCTTTCATTGCAAAATAAGTTTGATTATTAATGAATTGAAGTCTATTTGAAAGTGGTACTTATTCAAGAGAACAAACAGTAAGATTGCGATTCCTAATATGTTATCTATAATTCTCCATGTAAACCACTTCTTAGGGATAAGGCTTAAAACAATCAATGCAAGAAAACCTATCCATTGAGAGCTTATTAAACCTATGAAGCACAATATAAGGTAGATCCAGTTGCACATTCTCCAAACAGCGAAAACCGGGCTTATCTCAGTGAGATCGTTTTTGTCCTTATACTTTTCCACAGCAGCGAAAACTTTTTTGCAAGCTGCCAAATTCAGCACTTCAAAGAAAAGGCAGAAGGCTATCAGTATATAAAATATTGTTGCCATTCTTGCACCTTCTTTACATTAAACATCAAATAATCAAACCACAATTCAATGAATTGCTGCCCGAAATACTTTGCTTTCTCTCTTGATTCTTGCCAAAGCCGAGAGCCGACAAACGCAGCCGTATACGAGGGGGCGGTATACGTATGCGCACAACCGAAGCCCGCAAGATTGTTTAGAGCGTCAATAATTGGAATATACACAAGCCCTTCTGTTTCTTTGATTTCTCTCTCAGTCCACAAAGCAAACCAGGGGAAATAGAAACGGCTGCTACCGCTTGCATCCGGTTTAGGCTGGTAATTCTTACCCCACAAAGCCCGGCTGATTGTTTCAAGTTTGATTAAGGCAATAATCCCTTTTCTTACTCCAGCAGAACGCAAAGCCTTCTCATCAATAGGGGAACACTTTAAAGCAGCACACGCATCCTCATAACTTCGGATTGTCGTGTAATCATCAAGGGTAGGGGTTGGTTTCTTTTCACCTTTGCAGAACAAGGCTACCAACACGTTTTTCACTTCTTCACTTTTAGCAACGTCTAAAGCTGCCTTTACTTCAATCTCAGTAATTTCAATTACTTTCATCTTTTAAAGATTTTAATCGTTTGACAATTTTGTTAGTTAATCGTATCGCATTATCCACTCTGGTACTTCTACCTTCGTGTGGGATATTTTCTATTAGCACTGGAATAAGCCGGATAAGCTCATTTACCAAGTGATTGGGTATTTTCTTCATCGGCTTTCCTCCAGTTAGGATCGGGATCAGGTATTTCTATATTCAAGTATTCCAAAGCATACTCTCTGAGCTTCTCGCAATATGTTGAGAATATTAACGTGTCCATTGTTGCAGTTGATCCGGGAAATTCTATAATCTCACCCGTATGTTTGTTTACTACTTTGTCTTTAGTCATTTGAGCCTTAAAAAACTCGTGTACTTGTTCCACGCTTGTAAACTCCCATCCGGCATTAAGCAACCCATCTAACAGCATTGGATAGATACACCCCCATAGCCAGCCGTTTTGATCGTTGGAACGTGGCTTCCTAACCTTTTTCACTATTACCTGGTAAATCCCATCTACCGAATGAGAAAACAAGTCGTATAACGGTCTAAGGTTGAATAGCCCACCCTTCTTTTCTATCAAAACTTTATTTGTCATATAGCTGTAGCTGTTTTTCTAAACTCTTTCTAACTGCGTGTATAGCACCTTCTCTACCTTCAAGGCTTCTCAGGTAATCTTCCAGCTCCTTACGTGTTTCTGCGATATAGTAGCCTTCACTTGTGGCGATCAGCCCAATCACCATACCCGAAAGTCTAATATGGTTGATAATCTTTCTTATTCGTGGACTATCAATTTTACACCCATAAGACTTTAAAGCCGAACACATCGCTTTATTTGTAATCGCTTTATATTTACCTACCTTACCGTGAAGTCCTTGTACTATGAGAGGCAGAATAACTTTGTCCTCATAATCGGTTAGAGGTTTTGTTTGCTCTGAAAATCCTTGTATCATACCTAAAAATTGTTTAAGGTTATACTCAAACCTGGTTTAGCAGCATAAACCGCCTTTCCAGTAATTTTTTGCACCTCAGATACAAATAAATGCTCATCGCTGTTATTAGATGAGAGGTGTAAAAGAACTATGTTTGCAACGTTGCTCAAATCGTTTTCTTTTAGAGCTTGTTTGCAACTTTCCAGCTCCATGTGAGAAACCATTAATCTGTTTCTTTGTGTAGGAAGGACACGCCCGGCATTAATGCTTTCTATCAGTTTTGTATCAGAGTAATTACATTCAATCAGTATATGATTCAATCCAGAAAAAGTATATCCAGACTGGCAACTATCCGTTAAAAACATAATACTACCACAATCCGGGTGCTTAATGAAATAGCCAACACAAGGTACATCATGGAAAGCAGGGAAGGGGATCACCCGAAAACCACCAAGCAGATAGCCCGATCCTATTTTAATGGCTTTTACTCTGGAACCTTTCAATTCCTTGCTTTCTATCACTTCTGGAAGAGCCAATACATGAAAGCCACAATCTACCATTGCCTTAGCATATTTAGCATGATCGTTATGCTGATGAGTTATTAAACAGCCTACGACTTTGCGAATATTGAAATCCAAAGCCTTTTTTACGTCTATGAAACGTATTCCAGCCTCGATAATCAAAGCCTCATTGCCGTTATCCAGTATGTAGCAATTACCACTGGACGAGCTGCCCAAAACTCTTAATTCCATTCCCATTAGAAACCTGGCTTATTTTCATTGGAAGCCGTTGCAGTATTGGCACTGGTATTAGAAACTTCCTCAAAGCTAACATCTGATACATCAAAACGTTGTGTTCCCATTGTGGGCATAGCGTCTGTATGTTCTTCCGCACCCTCAACATCATTTTCAAATGCTTGTTGCATTTCTATAGAGAGATAGCCGTATTTACTAAGTAAATTTCTGATAACGGTTTTGATAGCCATCCCATGAAAATTACCGAGCCATCCAACGGTTTTACTGTCTGCCGAGAAAGGCAGTTCGGCAAGTTTCATAAGGCTTTCTACGGTTGTTTCCTTCTTTAACCCTTTGGAGTAGCGTTTGGCGTGGGTAGCCATTTGTTCAACAGTCATGTACAACGTCTTAGAGAAGCCGTTAAGCAATTCAAAATAGCAGAAGTAACCTATGATCTTATCAGACTTCTTTTCTCCGTCAAAAGCGATCTCGCCAGTAAGTTTGTTCACTTTACGAACTTCACCATCAAAAACGACATCTGCGTTAATGGTACGGTATTGATTGGATCTTTCCGCAAGCTGAATATAACCCTTGTACCCCAGTTGAAACGTTGGCTCCATAACCTTGATATACTTTTGGATAGGCTTACCGTCTGAGCCTATTTTGGGCTTACCTTTTTCGTCCAAATCATCTACTTTTTTGCTGTTATTGAAGGGGATAATGAAAGCGTACCCCAAAGCCTTATTGATTGGCAATTTCAAAACAGCAGCTTTCAGACATTCCGCTACAACCGCTTTCGGCTCGCATAATTGTAAATTTGAATCCGAGTTGTATAGATCAATAATGGAAGCAACAAATGTGGAAGCATTCTTAGACAGCGCATTTTTAAATTGTTCCATTACAGAAGGAGCGTTAAGCATAGTTTTCAGCACATCTATTTTTTTTGCCTGTGCTGGCATTTTCGTTGATTGGGTACTAACTACTTGTGTACCACTTGAATTTTCTTGTGTCATAAAATTATTATTTAAAGTTGTTTGTATTCTTCCATTGTTCCATTTCCGGCAACACGTATCATCAAAGATTTATCTTTGCTAACCACGAGGTTTATTACTTGCGACATGGTAGGTATAAGATCGTTCACACTTTCCCGATTATCAATGAAAATGGGTGCTGTGATACCTACAGATCGACATATAGCGTTTATTATATCCAGCCCGGCATTGATTTTTGAAGCATTGTTTACATCGGCAAACGGCACACCATCTACAGAGCAAAAGCAGGTTATAGCCTCATTCCCATTCAACTTTTCGCTGATAAATGAGAACTTAACCAAAGAGAACATTCCGTTAATACGTTCCATCAGCTTGTTGTCTTTTTCTTTCTGGAAGTCTTGTACCAAAAACTCCAAACGTTCTTGTTCTGCCAGAGCTTCATTGTTTTTATCTCTTCTATCCTCCAGATCCTCAATAACTTTATTGGAACGTTCTATAGTATCACGTTTGCCCAGCTTCTTATTCAGCTCATCTATAGCCTCAGAAAGAATAGCCTTAGCTTCTTTCAACTCTGTTGTGTCTATAGGTTTGGCTTCTGCCTTTAACTGGTTTTCAAGATCTACGATTTCATTACTGAGAGAAAGCCAGGTAGGATCGGAAAGAATGATCTTTTGTGTATCTTGTTCTTCCGGCATATTCCCTTTACATTCATTGATATTATGCACCAATATTTCTTTCTCGTTACTCAACTGAGTTATAGCAGCTTGAATAATTGAACACTGCTTTTTAAGCTCTTCAACTTTTGCAGCTTTTTCCTTGCCTTCATTTTGCACTGCTTTCAGTCGGTTTGCCTTGTTGAGATTAAAGTTGTCCTGTAATTCTTGTTGCTTGGCTTGAATATCTTCTACCTCCAACTCTCTTTTACAAGTCGGGCAAATAAAAGCTCCTTCCGGGTACTGTAACGTTTCCGCATCTATGGCATAGAACTTACCTCTCAATACTTCCAAATCATTATTTAGAGCTTCGATAGTAGCTTTGATACGAGAATGATCCTCTTGTTTACGGGATATTTCAGCATCCTTGCTTTTAACTTGATATTCCAGCTTTGAAATATTATCCAGTACGTCATGGTAGGATTTATTGGCATTTTGTCTTATCTCATTTTCTCTTTGCGACTTGGCAAGTTTTTTGTTCCCGATTTGCTTTTGCAACTCAGATTTGGCTTTGAACTCTGCTTCTATCTGTTTGCTTTTATCGGCTAACTGGCTATCAATATCTTTAATTTTCTCTTTTTTGTCGGCTATTTCCTTCTCCAAAACCGCCCAGTCCTCACTTTCAGGCATTGCATCACGTACCGAATCAATTCTACCAGGAATACCCTTTAACTCATCTTTGATAGCTGATTTCTTAGAGGCTATTTCTTTTGCTAATTGCTCTAAGGTTCTGCCTGAAATAAGACTAATCAGCTCTTGAAACTTTGGATTGATATTGGCTACTTCCTCATTCGTAACGTTACCAGCCATTTCAAGCAACATAGCTTTCTGATCTTGCGCCTTCATGGTCGGGAAATATAACGGGTTAGTAATCATTCTAAAAACATCTTCCGGCAAGATCGCTGCTACTTCCGCATCATACTCCTTTTTCGTTTTGAGTTTTACACCATTCAAATAAAACTCTGTAGCATGGTTTTGAAGGACACCAGCGTTTACACCACTTCCCCATTTTTCAACATAGTTACGTTGCAGTTCAACATCTCTGCCATTGATAGACAATACACCAGTTACGCTATGTACAAGGTGTAAGATTGGTTTTCCATCTTCTCCCAACGTTTTAATGTTAAAGTTGGTATCAGCCCTATTCGTGCTGTCCTTCCCAAATAACAGCCACAAGAACGCATCTTGAAGCGTTGTCTTTCCTGTGCCATTTCCACCACAGATAAAGGTATTTTTATCTGTAAACTCTACTGTTAGATCCTGAATTTTCTTGAAATTCTTTAGGATCAATTTCTTTAAGAATACTTCTTTCATAATTTGTTTATATAAGTGTCTATTTTCTCTGTCTTTTCGATAGTTAATAATTCAGCTCTGGAGTATAGTATTTTGGAGCGTTTCTCTGCTCCATTCCTTGTAGGGTGTACAAGTTGCTGGCGTACCCACCGTTTTACACGAGCCTCACCGAATGATTTATAAGCCTCCCTTTGGGAAATGAGATCTTTTGCCGGAAATACCATTTTTGCGTAATTGGCAGCTCCAAGCTCAGCCATATCTTTACAGAGATTTTTAAGCTCGTATAGCTCCAGTACAATACCCATTATCTACATTTCCTTTTCCGTAATCTTTTAGCCCTCAACATTTTTCTGAAATAGTGCTGTACGCTTTCTGTATTGTACTGGTTATCTGTATAAAGTACATAGAACATCAGGAAGCACATAGCCGTAAATAGAAGTTGGTGCGAAGCTGAGAACGCAATAGCGCATACCAGGCAAGTAACCCCTAAAGCACCGAATATGGAGCAACCAACCAAATTTAAAAACGTGTCCGAACTCATATCAATGTTGCATTATTG